CGTGTTGACAATGGTCTGGTGAACAAGTACTTAATGACCTGTTCACCGGCAAAGGCTGAGCGCCTGGCCACCGCAATGCGCGGTGGTGAGTGGAGTTACGAGGGTGATAGTAAGCATGTGTTCGCGAAGCAGGAGGTGCTTCTCAAAGACCACGGGGCTCAGCCACGTATAGTCTATCAGGGTACAGATATGTACAATCTCCTGACAGGCTGCGTTGTGATGGAACTCCAACGTCGTATGAAGGCTACACTCAGCCACTCCAACCCAGCAAACACCGGCAATGTGGTCGTGTTCGCCTGTGGGAAAAGCGGAGAGGAGCTGGGTGACGTCATTCATGCGGCCCCGGGCGTGATGTTGGAAAGCGACTTTGCCAATAACGATGGGTCACAGAGTGCAAAATTTCGCCAGTATGAGGCGATGTTTTACGCAAAGCATGGCGCACCCATGTGGTTTGTGCGGGAATTTGCCAAGAACGTGAAGGTTCGCGTGTGGACTCGGTACGGGATCGAGGCCACTGTCAAGGGTCAGCGGTGGTCAGGTGAGACCACCACTACCACGGGGAACTCTTACGTTGGAGCGGTCTTGCTCCTAGCCGTCGCGTTGGAGGCTGGGGTGAAAGAAAGCACGCACATCCACGGGGGGGACGATTTTTTGGGTCTGTACCCGGGTGGGGAGGTCAAGGAGGTTGAGGAGGCAATTGCAACCGTCGTGCCCAGCGCTGGCATGGAGGCCAAGGTCCTCGTCCCCCCTACCCGCCAGCATGGCACCTTCTATAGGAAGCGCTATGTGACGGACGGCTGTAGGACTCGTCCAGTGCCCCAGTTCGGGCGCGTACTTGCCAAGTTGAACCTGCGGGCAAATAGGAACACGCAGGTCAACGACAGGGATTACATGGCGGGAAAGTACTACTCCGCCGCGTATGAACACAGGTTCGTGCCTGGTTTGCGGGAGCTTCTGCTGGAGACGGCTCAGGTCATGAGCGCGAAACCCCATTTCGACGTCCGTCTGACGAAGATGAATGAAATGGGGGGTGTAGAGAATATCGAGAGGTTGGTGAAGGGTGCTGATGTTTTAGGCATCGACCCTATCTCCGAGCACGTGCGGGAGGTCTATGGGATCGGTTACGAGGATCTCATGGACGCCTATGGACGTATCGCTTCTGGGGCAGTGGGCTGGCTTGACCAGTACACTTATGTCGACAAGAAGGGGCGATACCATTCCAAGGACCCACCGCGGCCACAGTTGATCGGGGGTGAGGCCATTGAGGCTCTCATCAGAGTCGATATTTAGGCGAGGCGTGAAGCCCCTACTTGGTGTGACGTAGCGACAACAGCGAACACATCAGCGAGTGAAAAAAAAA